AAACTTTTATTGAAATCTATAATCTAAAAGAATCAACTAGACGAAAGATATTAGATCAAGGCGATCTTGTTACAATCGAGGCAGGCTATGCAGATGAAAGCCTTGGTGTCGTTAGCATTGCTAAGATTAGGCCGCTTGATGGGCTTAGGATTAAACGTGAACCGCCTGATGTAATAACAGTTATTGAAGCTCTTGACGGTATTAAAAATCTAGTAAATCGAAATATAGCTTTATCATTCGGTGCAGGCTTTAGCTTTCGTGAAGCTCTTAGTATCGTTGCACGTGAGGCTGGTCTTAGCTTACGTGTCGTTCAGGGTCTTACGATTAGAGATAGCTTTCGCCAATCTACGACATATATTAATTCAATTAAAAATATAATTTCAGAAATTATGAAACGTGCTGTAGTAGTGCAAACGACTCCACAAGGTGAGCGTTTTGTGCAAGCAAAGCATACATATCAGGCTGGTGAACTAATCGTATTTTTAGAAGGCCAGCCTGTAGATTTTAACATTCAAGTAATTTCTCCAGAAAGTGGCCTTTTATACTCACCACAATATACAGTTAACGAAACTGAAAGCGGACAAAGAGAAGTAGGCTATACGATAGTGACTTTACTTAATCCAAATTTAAAGCCAGGCAGTAGGATTAGACTTAAAAGTAGAGATGTCGAAGGAATCTTTGTCGTAAAAAGAGTCTGGCATCGAGGCGACACGTTTGGAAATGAATGGACAAGTATTTGTGACTTGATAGAAAGCGTTTAAGATGCAAACAAAAAGGTTATTAACAGAAGCTTTTGCGGAACTAAAAGAAAATATTTTAGGCGATATTAATTGTTGCTTGCCTGCTATTATTGATAGCTACGATCATAATACTTGCAAGGCTCAAGTTGAGATCCCATTGGTAAAGCGTTTTAGAAATGGTGAAACTACTAACTACCCTGCCTTTGCTGATGTACCAGTAATGTTTCCGACTGGATCAGATTGCGGTATTAGATATCCACTAAATAAAGGTGATAGTGGTATTCTGCTTTTTGCTGATAGAGCAATTGATAGATATATCCAAGACGGTGAGGTTGGTGTCCCAGACTCACGCAGAAAGCATGCAATGAGTGACGCTATTTTTATTCCTGGGCTTGTACCTTTTGCCAATCAAGACTTTCAAGATGATAATGAGAGTTTTGTAATTAAATACTTGCCGAGTGAGTTTAGAATTACAGGTGACGGAAAATTTCAGCTCAAAAAAAATAGCGTTGAATTATTAAGTTTAATTAATGACACGCTAACTCAGTTAATTGATGCAATGACAAGCCTTGCTACTGCTACTGCTGGTGGTAATCCTCTAGTGCCTGGTGGTACTCCATTTGCTACAATACAAGCAAGCTTAACTCAAATTCAAACGCTGCTTTCAGAAATAGCTGAGGTTTAATATGTCAGATAGCTTTTATCAAAAATGGATCAGATATATTAACCCAAGCAGTGGTAGGCTTGTGCGTGAAAGCGGTGCTAGGCTTAACTTTGCTGATATTATCGGTGATGCACAAGATGTCAGTAAAGCTCTTACTCAAATTGAGCTTGAGCATAAAAGGATACATGACGGGCTTGCCTGGTCAGCATCAGTTGATGTTGGCTCAATAAATTCTACCGCTAGTAAATATGTTTTAATAAAAAATACTTCTGATTTTATGCACTTTAGAACATTTACTTTTGAAGCTATTGACGGACCTTTTACTGTTAAATTCTTTGAGGCACCGACTACTACAGCAAACGGAACACTGCAAACTGTATACAGCAGAAATAGAACAAAAGATAACAGCAGCAGTTCATCAGTTTATCTTTCTCCGACAGTTTCAGCAGAAGGGAATTTACTTGAATACGATATTCTTGGCGGCTCATTTAAATCAGGTGGTACTGTTACAGGTGTCTATCAAGAATGGATCTTAAAAAAAGATACTGACTATTTATTTAAATTCACAAACGTTGGTAATCAAGTAAGTGGCACAAATATCCTAAATGCCTTCTGGTATAGAGGGAATCTCTATGATTGATTTAGCGGTTGAAAATGATGATATCGTAATTGAAAACTTTGATTTAAAAATCATAAGTGGCAAGGATCAGGCAATCCAGCAAACTGAGCGAAGGCTTAGGCTTTGGCTTGGAGAATGGTTTTTAAATACGAGTAGCGGTATTCCCTGGCTTACTGAGATTCTGGGTAAAAAGCCTGATGAAACGATTATTCTAGCAATTATTAGGCAATCAATTTTAGACAACGAATTTATAGCTGAAATACTTAATTTAGAAATAAATCTTGAAACAAGTACCAGAAGACTAGACGTAGCCTTTAGTGTAAGATTTGTTTCAGGAGAAATTATCGAAAATATAACGGTGACAATATGAGCTTTGGCGTTACGACAACAGGTTTTACAAGGCCTGCACTAGACGAGATTATAAGCTTGCGTGTAGCAAGAGTTCGTGAGCTTATTGGGCCGATATCTACAGATACAAGTAGCGCAATCTATCAATTGATTGCAGCAGAGGCAGAGCGTGAAGATCGCTTGTGGCAAGCACTAGAGGCAGTTTATGGGGCAAGTTATCCGAGTAGTGCCTTTGGAAAAAGCTTAGATGGTGCTGTGCAGCTTACAGGTATTACAAGACTAGCAGCTACTAAAAGCTTTGCAGATGTTGCGCTTGAAGGATCTATCGGGACTCTAGTACCTACAGGCTCTCAGGCCAAGGTAGTAAACACTACAGATATTTTTGAGACTACTGAAAACGTCTTACTTGCTCTTACTGATATGATCACAGCAAATTTGACGGCTACTGCTCAAAACTCTGCAACATATAGTTTAACTTTAGGCTCTGATACAACGTCGATCACAAGTGGATCAGGGCAAAGCTCTGCTACGATCCTACAAAACTTAGCTAATGCTTTTGATGCTGCTCATAGTGGAGTAGCTAATTTTAGTTTAGTGGGATCAGTACTTCGAATTGAGCTTGCAGATCCATCAACCTCACTAGCAATCAGTGTTTCAGCAAATATTACTGTAGCCAAAATTGGAACGCCTGCAAGGCTTAGAAGTCTTAACACAGGTAATATTCAAGCTCCTGCTGGAAGCCTTACAGTAATTGAAACTCCAGTAGTCGGCTGGGTTAGTGTTACTAATCTAGTAGATGCTGAAGCGGGTAGAGAAATCGAAACCGATGTAGAGCTTAGACTTAGGCGTTTAGAGTCTCTTAGGGTTCTCGGTGCGGCTACTGCTGCCAGTATTCAATCAAGATTGCTCCAGGAAGTGGCAGACGTTAGTAGTGTAGCAGTAGTTGAAAATAGAACTGATAGTACTGATGGTGATGGCAGACCACCTCATTCTTTTGAGACTATTGTTAGAGGCGGCACAGATCAAGACGTTGCCGATAAAATTTGGGAGCTAAAACCTGCTGGCATTCAGACTTACGGCAATACTACAGTTGATATCATAGACGCTGCAAATATCACGCAAGCAATAAATTTTACTAGACCGGTTGATGTATATATTTGGGTTAAAGTAGTTATTACACTAAATGGCATTGGAACGTGGACTGATGACGGATTAGATCAAGTTTCTGAAAACCTTGTTAGCTACGGTGAAAGCCTTGGTGTTGGCGATAATATTAAGATCCTGTCTCTTATACACATCTGACGCTGCCGACGACTCC